CTCCTTATGCGTATCCGAGTAAAATGCTTGTTTTCTTTTGTGTTCCACCTTTAGTAGTTCTGGAACGTGAATCTCTTTGTTGTGCTCCATGATACATAGACTGCATTCGTGCCATAGATGACTTGGCAAGATTTAATTCTGATAAGTAGCGTTTTTGTGATTCTTTTGCAGATCCTAATTTGCCAAAAAGTGATGCCACGCTTTTATCTGCATCTGCATCCAACTGAGATCGTTTTTGTGATCCTGTAAGATAATCTTTATAGGTTTTAGAACTTTTGTGTGATCCCCAGTCACTGATATCAGTCATTACATCACCCCATGTAAATCCTGCTCCTGTATCTGTATTGGAAAAATTCATCCAAGAATCTTTACGTTTTTGTCTTTCAGATGCAGTTGTGTCATAGGATTCATACCACTCTGCAGGGGCTGTCCTCATTCGTTCCCATGGAGACATATTTTTCCATCTTGTTCCTGAATAATTTCTGGTTAATGAATGATCGTATTCTCCTTTAAGGTCTTTGTATCTTCCTATTCCAGCACCCATTCCTGCATCAGTCATTGCACTTTGAAGACTTGATGTTCCCATAGATGGATCAACATTGATTCCTAGGCCAGAATATCGGTTTAGTATAGATTGAAGTCCTTTTCCTTGATCTGTATTCTGCCAGAAGTTTTGACTCCAACCTTCCATATCTTTTTGAGTTTGCTCTGCATTTTTTACAGCACCTGTATGCTGTGTTTTTAATCCTCTTAATGCAGATGCACCTTGGTCATATTTTTGTTTTGCCATCCCGTATCGTTGAACCGATCCACGGTAATTCTGTCCAAGTTGACCAGTCTTTCTACGGTTCTGGTATTTAGTCAGTATTGAAGATGCCATTATGATGCATAGAATGGATATTCATGGTCATGGAAGCCAATTGCCTCGTTACGTCTAGGCATTACATAACTTCCTCTTGCGTAACGCATAGACATGACTGCATACCTACAGGCAGACATAATATCGTCACGCTCCTTTACAACTTTCCCGTCTTTCCTATGGTACATTCTCATCTCTTCAAAGAAGTCATTGAGATGGTCAAATACCAATAATCTTTGTGTCTGAAACCGTTGAAGCATTTCCATGAGTCCTGGTTCAACTCCTTGTCCTCCTTCAGGATTCTCAAAATGTTTGGGCATCATATTCACCCCTTGTCTCCGATAGATCTCTGCTAAAGGTTTTCCTGATCCTTTGTCGTGTTGAGCACCGTCATGAGGCCAGATAACAGGAATCCAGTCTCCTCTTGCTTTGATTGCTGCAGAGTGAACGATTGGTGTTTCTGCAGACTTTCGGTAAACGTCATAGACGTAAGCGACATCTTTGTCCCTATCATGAGCAATCCAGACAGCAGCAGTAGGATGATCGTATCCAAAATCAAGAGCACAGATCTTTGACCAGTGTTCTGGAATTGCAAATGCCGACCGTTTGATTTGATTTTCGTCAATAGGAAATACCAGACCTGATCCCAGAACTGGAATACCTTTGGAACGCATATCCCTCTCATGAGGAGGAAGTGCTGCCAGAATTTCTGCTTTAATCTCATCATCCAAGTGTGGTGCATCATCCCATGTAGCATTGTAAAGTTGCTGATGAGGTTTTAAATCGTTCATGAATTGGGCAACGACATTGGTCATTCCCGATTCGGGTGTAAATGTCATAAATGTCAGACCACCGCTTTTGAGGGAAGCACGTAATGCCTGACTGTAAATATCTTGAGGGGGTTCCTCGTCCATCCAGATCACATCGATGGCTTTCCCCATCCATGCCTGTTTCCCCTGCTCGTAGGACTTCAAATAGCACTTGGAATTTCTTCCTGACACATGCTTTACAGTCACTGTCGAAATTGCGTTGGGTATTCCAGGTTGTCTTTCCCATTTGACAATTTTGTCTTTTGGCACGGCTCCTCTGCCGAAATCTTCTTCATCTCCAGGCTCACCCAAAAGCTCGGCCTGAACAATGTCTCTTGTGTTTGCTGTCGTATTTCCTGCAGCCCATGCCTTAATGGGTCCATGAAACCGATATCCTTTCCACCATTTGGGATAAATTCCTGTAAGGTGATATCCCATTTCTGCTGCCCCACAAAACGTCTTTCCTGTCTTGTTTGCTGCCATGAGTAATCGTTGACGTGCCAACTTACCATCGTTGTCTCTGGCATCATGAAAGTTCTGCTGGTACTCGTATGGATCATAATATGTGAGCCTATTGGTCTCTTTCTTTTCTGTAATCTGTTCGGCAATTTTTAATGCCTGTTCTAAGACTTGAGGTTCACTCATGATTTAGGAATACCCTCTCCATAAGCGATCTTCTTTGCCCATGCTGGAATAAACGATCCTAAGTTGAATTCTTTTCCAGATTTCTTGGATTGCTTCCATGTTGAAAGTCCATGAATAATATCAGAACCAAGTCCAAGATAAGGCATTCCCAAAAAGACTTTTCGACCTTTCCATTGAATGACCTTGGTATCTTTCGATCCTGGACCTTCTGCCTCAGACCAACTTCTAAGTTCGCTTGGTGTTTTACCTTCTTTAAACCCTGTAGAAACATTTGGTTTTTGGCTTCCAAGAATTTCTATTTTCTTTTGATTTGGTGGTCTACCTGTAATTAAAGTTTTTTGCCTGTTACTGATTGCATCTAGTTTTGCCTGATTAGGAACATTGCTTTTAGAATCTTGTTTTACTTTTGCTTGGTTTTTTGCATCTTCTACAAAATCAGCATTTTTTTCAGAATTTGTTCTGACAATAATCTTTTCGGGTGTTTCCAGTTTCCCATCTGGTTTAACTTCTTGATGCATCTTTACTATCCCACTTCTTGGTGTTGACATATTTACCAAGTTCATGCTTTTTGGACCTTCTGGACCAATAATTTGAAACATTGGTGGCATCTTCTGAAGATTTTTAAATGGGGTATCAGGAGCAATTCCTGTAAGAAGGGTTTTGTTATATCCTTCCATTGGAGAAGGAGGATTATATTTAGTTTCTGCACCTTTCTTAACATAAGTCTGCATTGAGCTTTTCAACTTCTTCATCTCTTTTTTAATATTCTTAGGATCAGTCCGTTTATTTATTTCTTCATTAGTTTCAAGACGTGATCCCCACATCATCTCTAATTTGCCTGTTTGGTAATTTCTTACCATTCCCTGATTGACCCGAATTTTTTGTGGAGTAGTATTTTTTAATTTTGCTTCTGTAGTTTTTAATTGCTTCATTTGCTCAGAAGTCAAAGGCTTCATTCCTCCATCTCCTTCGTAAACTCCACCAGCAGACTTTTTACCCATTGAATTACCTTCATTCCAGGTTTCTGCATCTAGCCTGGATTGTGCTGATAAGGCATCTACTTCAAACTGTCGTGCTGCTTCTGCACCCTGACTATGCTTAATCCTTTCAGCTTCTAGTTTGATTTCTTTAGATTGTTTTTGCTGATTTTCCCAATTAATCTCACCTTCTGATTTGATTTGTGATTTAGGTGAATCAAGTTCTTCTTTTGGGTCCATACCAAGTATTTTAGATTCTTCAATCTCTGTCTTGGTATCAGCTTCAATTAGGTATCCAGTTTCTGGATCTTCTATTGCTGTTTTCATAACGTCTTTGCTTAACAACCGATCTACTCCAGCTTGCCATCCTGATTGAACTGGTTTCTGTCCCTCGATCTTTTTTGCTTCCAAAACACGACCTAATTCTTTAATTGGTGCAGTGAGAATAGATTGAGATACTTGTGTCTTAAAAAATTTCTTTTGTCCTTTGTGAACAACTGGGATTCCAGCTTTAACAGATTCAGCACTTCCAGGTTTGACAGACGACAAACTTGACGCTTGCGATGACTTGAGTTTACTGGCTTCTTTAGGTTTTAAGTATCTATTTGAATCAACCTTTGGATTTCCTGGAATACGTTCCCTGTTTGCAGGATCACCCATGCCTGAAATGCTAACTTCTTCAAAATGCTGTGCATTGACTTGTCGCCCCCCTTCTTGACCCTGAAGAATATTCCCGTAATTTGTATCTTCAATCATTCTTGAAGGTAACTCTCCATCAATGTTTTCACTAGCAATGTATGATGCTCCATCAAGCATTACTGGTTTAATCTTTTGCTTGTCACCAGTGTCATGAACGACTTGTCTTGTTCTGGAAATTTGTCCCTTTTCGGTCATCACAACTTCACCAGCAAGCTTCTCTAAAGATGCATCATGGATTGGAGAAGTGAATATTCCGTGTTTTTGACGGACACTTTTGCTTAAAAGACGCTGTGCAATGAAATTACCGACCTTCTGGATCTGTTTATTCCCTTTTATCAAAATATTTGGGTAATTTTGCCCAGTTTTCTGGTTGGTTCCCCCTTTAAACTCATGTTCATCCTTCAACATCAGTTTTTGAAGGTTTTCTAAGACATATTCTGCAGGAGATGGGAACCCAGATACTTTTTTTACCTCTGAATAAAGCCCAGTTCGTGGATCTTGCTTATATCCAAGCTTTTTTTGCTGTTTGTAATAACCTTTGCTGTAGTTTTGGGCATCCTTTAAGACGTTATCAACAATTCCTTCCAGTTTTGCTGGCAAAATGTTGCCTTTTTCAGACATTCCAGCATTCTTCAATGGAGAAATAGGTGTTTTATACAGTCTTTTCTTACCCTTCTTTCCTGTATTAGGATCTGTATCTCTTGTAAAACGGGTAATTGTTCCAGTAAAAGGACCAGATGAAGCATTTCTAGACTGCAGAATGTTCTGTAATGCACTGATCTTTTGATTAGATCGACCTCCTGACACAGTTGACGGTGACGGATTTGTTCCTGCAGAAGCAGTTAGAGCAGTAGGCTTGCTCTCCGTAGCAGCCTTAATCCCGCTTAAAATCCCTTTTTTCTTCTTCTCTGCCATCAGTAATCAGTCAGAAGTGTTTTCCTTCGCTTTTTCTTGTGCTTCTTCACTTTGTCTCTCGCTTTTTCTGTGTATTTAAAAGTTGCTGATCTTGCTTTTGCGTATGCTTCTGCTTTCCACCTTTGTCCAAATGACGCAATCGACTGATCCTTTTTCAGTCCAACGGACGGAACGACATGGTGTTTACCATCCATCTCCCATGTCTGAAGAACTTCATGTGCCACGTTTAATTAACGACAGGAAGTGCTTGCGATGTCTCCGTAACTGTTCGCTTAGTTCGTACCTTTGCCAGAAGAACCTCCGCACCATCTCGTCCCACCAATCCGACCAGTTGTGCTTCCATCTCCTCAACCGTCTTTTTAACATCCAGTTCTCCATCTACAGATTTCCAGCCTGAACGATCCAACAGATCCCGTGCTGCATGAAGCCTCACCTGATCGCTCTCACTACGGTCCATTAAATTCTCCATCACTGTCAGTGCCTTGGGTCCAACTCCTGATAACTTCTCCTTCATCAAACCATCTATCTCTTCCCTCAACTGACTCTTTAAATTCGATGCATGTAACTTCAACTTCCTCTCATCACCATGATCGTATCCTGCAAACCGTGCAGCCCTTACTGCGTCACCTGTGTCTACATACTCCCTCAAAAAAGTAATCCTCTGCTTTGAACGTATGTGACTAAGATCCATTTTCGTATCTCTCTAATTCCAATCTCGCATTGGCTTCCCGTTCTTCTCTAACCCTATTCCCTACTAAAACCTGATAAAATTCTGGTGAAAATTTCCCCTCTTCATCAATTGCATAAGCAGCAAAGTTCTGATGCTCCAAAGCATTGGCAATCCTCTCCAATTGCCTAGATACCTCACTAAGATCCATTAATAGCCTTGCTTCATGTGCTTCTTCTCCTGATCTGCACTCACTGTCTTACTCGGACTCATAACTGCCCCAACCACTCCCAACATCTTCAAACCACCTCTCGTCAAAATATTACCCCAGTTCATTCCTCCTAACGGAACACTCGCTTTAGCCTTCTGTGTCAATAAACTCTTTGCCCCCTTACGTCCCACATTGAACTCTCCTGCACCCTTAACCATTCCTGACATCCGTGTCTCCTTAAAATATTTACTTCTACACATAATCACACTTGACTCTATGTGCAATACCACATACAAAACTCTGTTCAACAATAGAACACAATATCTACCCCAAAATAGAGGGGAGGGACGACCCTGGGTGCACAACATCGGCATTTTGTTGGAGGGGGGTGGCCATACACAACAGGGGCAGGGGCATGGGGTACTCACACTGGACACGCACAATGCAGACGACACACAACAGCACAACAGAGTGCATACAAGGACAGGCTAACAACAGCAGGGACATAGTAATCCCCATCCTTCCTAAGAGTTGATTCTATTGGATAACCAAGAGAGTCAGAGCAATAAGCTCAACAATCGCAACTAGGAGTTAGCCATGCGAATAGCAATACCACAGACCAACGGTAACATCACTGAGACAGGCATCACACTTGAGACAGCCATTACACCAGAACTACGTAAGGCAGTACAAGCGAAGATGAACTTCCAGGGGCTGAACAGAGTCGAGCTACGAATACCGACCTACGCAAGTACGGTTGACGTTAGCCAACTGCAGAGCTTCATTCCAGCAGGGATCAGTGAACGGAAGCTTGCCCAAGGAGACGACCATCCAGAGATCATCGGTCAGTCGTTCATTCCAGACGAGTCCTACTTCCGCAACACCGAGAAACGTGGTGTCTGGGCATTCTACATCGAAGTGACAGCAGAAGACCTCAAGCAGGACAAACTGCACGTCACCTTCACACAGGCATCAGAGCACGTACCTGGAGCACCCAGCAACATGCTCATTGCACTCAAGCAGGAAGCACAAGCAGAACAGCTACAAGAAGTAGCATAACAGGCAGGGGGGGAACACAATCCCCCTCTTCCCTTTTTTTGATTTATTTTGATTTCTATGAGCGAAGAGCGTCTAGCTACGATCTCCATGTTCATATCAGTTAACAATTAGGTAAGAACAGAACAAGGGTAAGAATGCTTTATATATATTTATATAAACATAAACCCTTATATATAAATATTAATATTAAATAAATGGGGCACAAATGTTCAGATACCAAATGGATAGTGATAGTGCAGATATTAGGATCATAGACAACGATTGGGAGTTACAAGCACACCGACATTTAAATGATGATTATGATACTTCAGACATGCGTGAGGGCATGAATGAGTGACATCCAGGTACGTGATGACACACAAATAAACAACACCAACACAGAGCAAAATACAATAATGCCTACGGGCTTCAACTGGGTAGTTTCATTCGCAACGGTAGCATTAGCATTTGCAGTGATACCGTTAATTCCCATGTTCTTAGCATTCATGTTAGGAGCAGTACTCAATCATAAAAAGAAATGATATGTACACAGACACAGAAGTAATCATGGACGGCATGCTTGACAAGGCAATGAAGAACAAGCGTGTTAAGCAAGCAAAAGAAGCAGTAAATGAAACTGCAGATGTAATCAGAAATGATGGATTAGGCATCATGGGTCGCATAGTAGTAAACCTACTCAAAGCAGTCCTGTATGCACCTATTGCAATCATAGTAATGCCATTTGTGTCGGCATTTAAAAACCGCAAAAAGCAACCAAGTAAAAGCTTTTTAAACAGATAACCGAACATTGGGCATTGGGTGACATGGAAGTCGCCCATTGCTCACGAAAGTAAGTATGAATCGCTTATACAAACCAAAGTTAATGTTAATTGCTGAGATAGAAATACTTAAAAGCCAACTACATGGAGCACGAGTCAGTGCTGGTAGATGGAAAAGCAAAGCAAAACAATTAGAGGAAGTATAAAAAACGGGAGTATGTGCAAATGCATGTGCTCCCATACTTTATAAAAACACAAGCGACTGCAAAGGAGCGTAGAGCATGAGCTTATCTAAACATACATATTATCAAGCAGAATGTGACAACAAATATTGCTGTGATTTTCAAGATATTCATTTATCTGACAGAAAAGAAGCAATACAGGAATTAAAAGATACAGAATGGATATTTAGTAAAGGCAAAACCTATTGTTGCAAAGAATGCAAAGAGCAACAAACATAATCCCCCTCTTTCCTAGTCTTTGTTCTTTTTTAACCTCTTCAAGTAAGAAATAAAATGACTGACAAAGAACTATTAGCATTCATATATGGAGTAGTTTCATTCAATAAATACTCTGATGAATGTGAGCGTGTTTTTAAAATACTAGATGGACATTTTAATAATAATAATAAGGAGGAAGATGGACCATCCACTACATGATGACTCTCACTTACCTGAGCCAGTAGAAAACAATAACGACAACATTGAAAAGCTAGTCGAAACGATGATTAACAAAATGGACTCAGAAGATTGGAAAGGCTATGCCTGGGACGCTCTTGAAAAAGAGTTTTCCGATGATGTTTTGTCTTTCCAGGAAGAATGGAACACATACATGGAGAACTAATGAATAGTGACAAACGTGTCAGTTGCCCTGTTTGCAATGGTGCAGGGGCATATTTAGTTAAAACTCAAACAGAAGTGGATTTATATGATGTTTCTCCTGAGCCGTGTCCTGGCTGCGACGGTAGTGGGTACGTTAGCAAAGTTCGTAGTGACGAAATTCGTGGCTCAATACAACGCACAGACGAGGATCTCATGGCAAGACACGAAAAATACGAACATGAAGAATTACCATTCTGAACTAAATCCTGATGCATCGTTTGAGGATGCATTAATACTAAACATTGTGCCTACTCAGCAAGAAAGGATGCTAATAGCAGAGGCAATAGACTCGCTTGAGGGTGATCTATGGTATGAAGCAGGGTCGCAAGACTGGCTCGACGGTAAGACACTCCAACGGATAGAAGAAATGCGTCTGAAATGGAAGCTTCCGACTTCCAAACAGATAACCACAAACCAAGAACAATACGACCCTTATTGAAAGAAAAAGGAATATATGAAACAAGGATTTGATTCTCACGGTTTAGTAGGCCGTATTCAACACAACGAAGAGATCAAGCATGATTTCTTAGCCAGTACACAGAATTTAGTGTTTAGCACCAAAGCTACAACATCATTCGATAAAGACGACAATCGTGTCGTTACTCATGAACCAATGTTTGCATTAGATAATAATGCTATTGGAACTGCAAACTGGTACGACATCAACGATACCATGCAGACTCAAATGTCCAACAAACTTGGTGTACCTAAATCCTACTGGGAAAAGTGTCTTAAAACAGCACCTTTACTCCTGAAGGAGAACGTAGACCATTGGCTTTACGAGAATCCAAAGACCATGATGGTAAGGACTCTAGGTGATACAGGACGTGCATTCTTGAGTGATCGCTATGCTCGTTATGACCACTTTGATGTCCTGGAAAAAGTCATGCCCATTATGTCCAAGTATAATATGGATTTCCGTGATTCATACATTACTGAAGACAAAATGTATTTACGTGCGACGTTTCCCAATATGAATAGAGACATCAGTCCAAGACAAGTCGGAGATATTGTTAGACTTGGGATTATGATCTCCAACTCGGAAACGGGGATGGGTCAACTCCAAGCTGGACCTATCATAGAAACTCTCGCATGTCTTAACGGCATGGTTGTCACAGATCGTAAGTATGCCATAAAGCGTAAGCATGTTGGTTCTAAGTGGGAGGACAGTGTTGACAGGGAGATCCTCAGAGAAGAGACCATTATCCAGCAGGACAAGGCTTTTCTTATGACCTTTGAAGATCATATGGGTAATTTGTTTAATGGAGCTACCTTTGAAGAAATTACGGATCGCATTATTGCAAGTCAAGATTCAGCACCTATAGAACGTGCAGAACCTGCAGTTAGAGAAATAACCAAACGCTTCAGCTTCACTGACAGAGAACGTGAAGACATTCACGAAGCACTCCTTACTGGTAAAGATAAAACCAAGTGGGGCATGAGTAGTGCCATAACCAATGCTGCACAAAAACGCACATCTGCAGACAGATCTGTTGAAATGGAAGCAATTGGTTGGGATGTACTCAACATGAATAACCGTACTTGGGAATCAATAGCATACGCAGAAACTGCATAATTGCTTTTTACAGGGCTGAAAGGCAACTTTTGGCCCTAATTCTTGCCTTTTTCCATAAATAAAACATGCCAAATTGGACTGAAAACTGGGTTTCATTCAGAGGCCCATATCAAGATATAACTAAAATTGAAAAGCATCTTAAATCTGATGATAACGAAGAACAATGTTTCGACTTTTATAAGATACTTCCTCAACCAAAGGACTTAAAACGTGGTGAATTGAAAGAAACAAGTAATGGTTTTTCATTTAAAACAATGTCTGAAGAAGAATACGACTGGTGCTGTGACAACTGGGGAACCAAGTGGAATTCTTGTGATCCTGAAATTCATACTAGAGGAATGGATTCAGATAACATAACAGAACATATTGTTTATAAATTTAATACTGCATGGTGTGCGCCTGAAAGCATTACCATAGCTATTCGCAATATGCTTTATGATAAATATCCTGAAGTAGAAATGCATTGGTTCCATAGAGATGAAGATGGAGGTTCTTACTACATCGAAGAAATTGAATACTATGGAGATCACCAACCCAAGCTATTCTGCCATAAGAAAGCAAAGCTAACTCTTGCTGCTTAACGCTAATATCGGAGATATATGCACGAAAGATATAAATCATTAAAAAAGTACGTAGAACATCTCAATCTTTGGTCATCACGACACAATGAAGGAGAAGTTTACGAGTATCCCGTCAAAACCAGACATACTGCTTATGTAATATTTGAACAATTAGATTCTGATTTATCACCAGAAAATCTTCATTGCGATGGTGAAATTTCAAATCGTGAAGCAAATGCAAAACTTAAAGCTATAATCAAAATTGCCAGTCTTCTTTTTGACGATTATGGTTTTGCAATACCTGAACATTCAGAACTTTCAGGATGGCTAGAAGAAATAACAGATGCCTCCCAATGCTAATGCTAATCTCATCTGAGTTTCATCTGAGTTTGAAGGTGAGTAAACACCCTATCTGAGTTTATCTGAGTTTCAGTAAATTAACGTGAACCGTTGAAAAATGGTGCGGGCGGAGGGGTTCGAACCCCCAACCTTCAGATCCGAAGTCCAAAGCCCTTGTAGTAATTGCAACAGTTTACAAAGCAACCCCTAAATATCTGAGAATCATCTGAGTTTCAGGGTGACTCAAGAAGCAAACATTTTTTCATTCATTTTTTCAATAACCTCTGCAGTATGCTCCTTAGTCAAGTGAGAGTACCGCATTACCATATCCAAAGACTTATGACCCAGAATTTCCGCAATCTCACGGAGAGTGGCTCCGTTCATCGCAAGGTACGAAGCAGCAGTATGCCTGAGATCGTGCCAGCAAAAATCAAGTATCTCAGACTTTTTAAGAGCTTCATTAAACGGTTTTTTAAAGTCAAAGGAGGTAGTCAGTCGCTTAGACTTTATCTTGGATGGAAAGACATATGGTGTGTCGAGATTCCTCCTGAAGCCTTTCATAAGGTCAAAGGCTTTACCTCTGATAGGGACACTCCGTTCGTCGCCATTTTTGGTAACGATAAAAGTGAGTCTACCTTCCTTCATATCGACTTGGTTCCACTTGAGGGACCAGATTTCGGCCTGTCTTGCTCCTGTGGAAAGAGCAAGGATTACCGCAAGTTCTAATGCCTTATTTGATGATATTGTTTCAAGTAACCGTTGCAGTTCATCTTCAGATAAGAACCGAGTTCTGCCTTTAGATTCAGGCATACTTGGAACTAAACGGGTAGGAGATATATCCAGCCAGTACCATTTCTCAACACAACAAGTCATAACAGCACCCAATGCTGCAAAATACCTGTTTACAGTAGCTGGAGATCGTTTCTTACCCTTACCTCTGCCATCGGTTGTAATAACATGGCTCGATAAAGAGTCTTTATGCTCTGATAATCTTGCTGGTGTTATTTCAGACAATGGTAGATAACCGAGATGTCTATCCCAGTATCGTAACTGTCGTTTGGCTTCATCCTGCGATCTTGGCCTTTGCAAATTGATTTCAAATTCTAAGTACCGAGTTATAGCTTCATTTAAACTATGCTTTTCTGCTTCGCTCAACTTTACCTCTTTATGTGCGTTTCGTGCCTCTAATAGTGCTTTGTACTTTGTATTCCAAAGCTGATTCATGTAGCGATGGTACTGTTCGTCTGATCTTTTGCGTTTGCCTTTCTTAGTATCGTAGTAATTTGCCTGTTCGACTGAACATAAATCACGATTTAGTGGATAACCTTTAGATGATTTGAACATAGAAAATCTTCCAACCATCGTGTCTCTACGCTTGTCTGGAAACCAGTCCTTCTGCTTCTGTGGCAATGTGCTTCTCCAAGCTTGCAATGTACCAGGATATTGAAGCCAAATGATTTTCCCACGAATATGGTTCTCTGCGTTCTACCTCTCCATTTTCATGCTGTTCTACCGCTATTATTTCATACTCTGAACCATTGGTTTTACGCAGAAACATACGCTTTTCCGCATAAGTAGTTCCATCAACGACTTCATCAAATATTTTACCAATGCCTGTAAATAACCAGGATACATTGACGTTTAATGATGAATACTTCTGTAACGTCTGGAAATTTGGTGTTGTTTTACCAGATTCCCAACGTGATATGTCTGCTTGCTGAACATCAAGTTTCTCAGCAAGTTCGGTTTGAGACAGATTCAATTCTGTTCTTACCTGTTTCAAACGTGTAGATAAGTCTTCCATAGTGCTTTTTTTAAGTTGGATTTCACCACAACAACTCCGACTCATGCATACTTGGCCTGTCTATCGGGACTTCGCCTTTACTTGAGTTAGATTGGTGGTGGTAGTCCGATTAGCGATCTTGACGAGTAATCTCGTTCAAAATTCAGCATCGGATTTTTTGTTGTATGAGTTATGGTCCTGATCGTTAAATCCCACCCTTTCCAAATACCTCGAAGCTCTGAGGTATGCGGATTGCCATATTCGGATTTTTTGGTCAATACCCCTCGATCCCAACGCCCTCCTGCAAAGGATGAGCTAATAAATTTCCTAGTGGCAGAGGTGCTAATTCTACTGGTGTTATTTTTTAACGTGGCCCGTCCACTATGTGCCACATGGCCTATCTCTGAGTTGGTAGAGCGGTGGTGGATAGCCAATACGTCACCGCTGTTTATTTGAGGTGGTGGAACATTAAATTGAAAATCATGCTCCCCAAGTCCTGAAGTTTTAGGTTTCCATATATTACTCAATAGGACCTCCTCCACGATGCAAAACCCCAAAAAGGGATTTGTTACGCTGTAAACACCAATCAAAACCTAGGAACTTTTTTGTCCACCAGGTTTGTCCTAGCAATTCCAATTCCAATTTCCCTTGGTCAAAGATTTGATTTCTTCGTGACATAACAACCTTTCTGATTATGTGCTTAATGCATAAAATATTTGACTTTATGTGAAAGTACACATATAGTGTCCCTGTTTCTGTTCTTTAACCTAACAGACCTTCAGACTAAAGCAAGAAAAAACGACATGAGCCATTTGCAAGAGCAAGTGAAGTTCTGGGGAGGAGTGAATCTTCAACAAATCGCCAAGGACATAGGTGTGACCCCTACCTACACATATATGGTCGTCTCAGGGAAGAGACAAAACCCCAAAGTGAGTTCTGCAGTCATGCAAGCACTCAATAAACGCAAACAAGATTTAAAGAGGAGGTTACTAGATGAATTCTCTTGAGATAGCAATAAAGGTTCTTACCAAAGAGCTAAAACGCTTTAACGACAATCTCCCTCATTTACAGAAGGAGATGTCAAAAACCGAGACAGTCAAACGTCTCAATGAGGAAAAACAAGAACGTTTTGAACGGATGAAAGATTTCCCCCGTGTTGAACTGGAGGAAGATCAAGTCCACTCAATTTAACCTAAAACGAAAGGTTTTATGAAAATTACAAAACCACTTTGGATGCCAGACATCCTATATAAATCAATAGTAAACCAACAAGAATCTTACGACAAAGGTGACAGTGACTTTACAGTTACTGAACTGATTGGTCCTGCTTGGCAAGGAGCCTTAAAGCGTAAGCATCATACTGAAATTGAAGAATCTGCAGATGATCGGATCTGGAGTCTTATCGGGTCTTCAATCCATGCAATGATCCAGCAAGCAAATGGTGCTGGAGTCGCAGAAAAACGATTCTTCATCAGACGTATGGGTTATGTCATTTCAGGTCAGGCAGATTACATAAACTACCAAGTACATAAAGGTTCATCATCATCTGGTTTTAGCAAGACTATATATGACTGGAAAATGACCAGTGGTTACGCAGTCATTGATGGTCCAAAGAAAGAATGGGGAGAACAACTCAACCTTCTCAATCTTTTATACAGCAACCAGGAAAGTCTTGAGCATCAAGTTACGGATCTCAAAGTCATTGCATTTTATAAAGACTGGAGTGAACGAAACTACCTCAACAATCCTCTTAGTTATCCAAAACGTCCCTATGGAGAATTTGTTTTCAGTATCTGGACTCCATTAGAAGCAGAGGAGTTTTTACTCACAAAAATCCAAGAACACATAGAAGCAGATGCTCAAGTAGGTGGTAAACGACTTAGCAAACATCTTCTATGCACTCCAGAGGAGCGTTGGAGTAAACCTGATAAATATGCAGTCAAAAAGATTGGTAACAAATCGGCTACCAAACTATTTGATAAAGAAAAGGATGCTGACAACTTCATAGGTGGCAAGCCTATGGGTGAAAGAACTTATGAGATTGAATACCGTCCAGGTGAAGACACACGTTGCATGAAATACTGCAATGTAAACAAGTTTTGCCCTCATTACCAAACATTAATCAAACAAGAAATTAAGGAAGCAGCATGAATGCACAAACAGCACAAGTAGTTCCATTTCAAAATAAAGAAGAATGGAATTTCGATATGAAAGAAGTCATCAAACACGTTGATCCACAAGGAAACGGATCACCTTCTGAACACAAGTATTTCTTTGAGTTATGTAAGGCTCAAAACTTCAATCCACTTATCAAAGAAGTCTACTTTATCAAGTATGGTAGCAACCCTGCTGCCGTAGTCATCAATGTAGACACATTTGTCAGTCGAGCTAACCAATATCCAGATTATGACGGATACACTGCAGGATGGACTGTTGGAACAGAGTCAGATCCTAAAGACTGCCATGCACCTTTTGGCAAGTTACTTGGTGCATGGTGCAAAGTAGGTCGTAAGGAAAAGAAATATGACGTAGTTGCCACAGTTAGATTCGATGCCTTTGATACAGGCAAATCACGCTGGAAGATCGACCCTTGGGGAATGATTCAAAAGTGTGCTATTGCTGCTGCCCATCGCAAAGCTTATCCAACAGCTTTCAAGGGAATCTATGAATGGTCGGAGATGGATCAGGCTAAAGAAGGTACTGCCAAAAATGTCACTCCACCAAAACCTGCCCCAAAGCCCAAAAATAAGATACCACAATTTTCTGAAAGTGATCTTGAAACACTCTACAAACATCATCCTGATGCTGTTGTTGGAGCAGATAAGACCATTATTGATGTTGGTGAAGAAAATCCTTATATCGAAGAAATGGAAGAACAAATCAAAGATCTGTCCAATAAAGTCCATGCAAAAACGGTTAATCAAAAACCAAAACCTACTATTGAATTAGATCCTGAAAATGAAACTACTGGGAAAGAGCTTATTGTTCAGATTGCCAATGACATAGATCTTCTTTTGGCTCCTGATAATAACCCTAATTCAGAACCAGTTTTTGATGATGAATCCTATGCAAGGGTCAAGGGTTACATTGAACAAAACTTCAGTTCCTGGAAACAGAATCTGAACGATGAAGAGTTCAAAGTTGTGCAAGCGACAATCAAAGATATTCGTGGTCAATTTCCACCTGAAGTAGTTGAGGAGAAGCAACCACAATGATCTTTAGTTTCGACTCCCAAGTTGCACAAAAATACGGGGTCACTGAAGCGATTCTTTATGAATTCTTCAGCAGGATATTAGTGAAGAACATGGTTGACGATGTTAATCATGAAGACGGTACATTCTGGACCGTTGCTTCCTACACTGCACTGAGTGCAGTGATGCCTTTTTACACAGAACGTCAAATCCGTTATGCGATGGCGAACATGATGAAAGAGGGCATCATCCTGCAGTTGAAAAAGAAACATAGGAATCGAACTTCCTGGTGGGGAATGCCCATTGAAGCCTTGAAAAAGCTTCATGTGACAGAAATGTCAAATGGGATTGCCCCAGTAGTGACAAAAGTGTCACCGAAACCCAAAGAAAATGTTGTCCCTATTAATATTAATTCTTCTTTAGATATTAATAATAATAAACAAACAGATATTAATATTATTAATAATAACCCCCCTATATCCCCCCATGTCGCTTCAATTGATCTTAATGCACTTGTAGACGTTTTTGCTAAAGATCGAAAGGATCGTGGTAGCAAGATGACACCACTTTCCAAAAAGATGTTGATTAACAAACTGCAGAAGTTTCAAGCAGACGGGCATGACCCTGAATCAATGGTCAACACAGCTATTGAACATGGTTGGAAGACAGTTTATGAGCCTCAACAGCGTCAGCAGTTCCAGGCTAAGTCTCAACAACGTCCTAAATACATCAGACAAGGACTTAATCCAGACATCATCGAAGAAGATGCCTATGAGCAATTCCGCAAAGAGCAAGGCAGTGGAAACAGCAATGATCAACCGCCTCGCAACAGCTTACCAAACACCAGTAACGGAAGTTCTACTTAAAGTATGGCTAGAAGCACTAGAGACAGTCGACGACCTTCAAATGGCTCACGCAGTAATGCTTCAGTTTCTAAGAAACGAAGTAACACGTCCAGAGAAGAAAGTAGGCTGGATGCCGACCCCAGAAGAATTCTTCAACGCTTACAAGTTGGAGAGGGAAACCAGGAGGAAAATCGAAATGACGAAAGTACCTCAACTTCCAGAACCAGAACGGAACAGAGTTCCGATGCCTCCAGAGTTCAAGGAGATGTTGGGACAATTGACATCGAAGTGGTCCATGAAACAGACAAAATCAGGATAACCAAACGGGATATGGGTAATGGGTATCTCGTCAATCAGGAATATCTTCAATACGAACCTTTAACAGAACAAAAAGTCATAACACACGTTACTACTGTGTTTATGCCTAAATAAAACAATGTGCTGTAAAATCATGAGTCTACTCCTAGGGTTTCCTCGCTATTCAAACCCAAACATGAGGCTTAACCAATACGTCTTCAATGCCGATCTACATTCGCAGTTGAGCATTGACCTGTTTTTAATAATTTTCCAGGAATTCAGGCAACGGTGTTTTGCAGCACAAAATTAATCAAGGACATATATGAGATCAAAAAGAAAAGGGATTTTGTTTCAATTATCTCCAAGAGAATTGGAAACAGACATTACTCCTAATCCCAACAACAGAATTGACGGTGTTCGCAAAGAACAGCATCGATCAAGACTAAACAACATCAAACACAACTTAACTAAATTTGGTTATAAACGTGGTTTTCCAATCATTTGTAATGAGGAATTCGTTATATGCGATGGACATCATCGTGTACAGGCATGTATCGACATGAAAATAGATGCTTGGGTGTTGGTAGATCCTGAAGCAAGAGTTGAGGATTACGCTCAAATAACAGCTTCTGCAAACAAATGGAATATCAATGATTTTGTAAAAGCTGCAGTTAATAGAGGCAGTCAAAACGCAAAGATCATTGAGCACTTTATGGAAAAGTACGATTTAAAAGCAAACATCATAATTCTTGTTGAATATGGAGAGCATGTTAAACGTCATGACACCATTGAAATGCTTCAAAACGACACTCTTGTCATCAAGGATATTGAGGTATTGAAATCTAAACTCCAACACATCAAAGACTGTTTGGCATTAATGATTTTCTGTGATTACAAAATAATTTCAGCAATAGCGACTTTAATGAGACATCACTCATATAGAGAAACTGTAATGCTGACTAAACTTGAACAAAAAGGTGGAGATATGCACGGATCTTCATCCATCAAAGGTTATATGGAACAACTGCAACGTGTTTATAACCACGGTTCACGTTCCAGGAAGATTTATTTCTTATGATAAAAAATGTCTGGATTCCAGTAGATCCGATTGGGAAACCCAGGATGACGCAAAGGGACCGTTGGAAGAAACGTCCCGTTGTCCTGAGATACCATGCTTTTTGCGACACTTTGAGGAACTTTTCAGGCCCATTTCAGAATGCAGAAGCTCTATCTCTGATATTCGAAATACCGATGCCTCCAAGTTGGTCAAAAAAGAAGAAGTTAGCCATGGAAGGAAAACCTCATCAGAACAAACCTGACATTGACAATCTTGTCAAAGCAGTTTTGGACGCATTCTTCATAGAAGACAAACAGATCTACCAGATTCAGGCATCCAAATTCTGGAAATCAAAAGGTTCCATCTTTATCAAGGAGGATTATGGCTGGAAGTAAAACAAATTACTTTAAACGTGCTTTCCGAAACAACGTCTATATATCGGACGACAAGGAATGGAAAGTCGTTAGAGAGTCAGAGTACAAATCAAACTCTTCATACACTCACAAACCCCATAAATGGAATTTATACAGCATCTGCAAAGATGAAACATACGCATTTGTGGAAAGCTTTGAAAGTATGAACTCAATCAAAAAATTCATAAACATAAATAAGGAAATATACGCATGATTAACACATTCGTCGCAGAAGGTAATCTTGGTAATAAAATAGATCATGAAGTCACAGATGAAGGTAAAACCATAACCAAGTTCTCTTTGGCTATCACACAGCATGGTAAGTACAAAAACAAACCTATCTGGGTTCAATGTTATGCAGAAAGCAGAAATGGTGAGTTTATTCACAACAATTGTAAACCTGGAGAAAACGTAACGATTCACGGATCGATTATGTACACCAAAACTCCTAAAGGATCTTACAACTGGATTTATGTAAAAGACGTGTCTGTACACTGGAAATCATCAGATAAACCACTCCAGGAATCAGATATTGTTGATGAGCAACCTATATTCTAAATAGTTATGAAGTTTTACTCCGATGTAGAAAAACCACGGGGTGAATCAAGTAGATGGCTTCCTGCTGATGAGCGTCATTTTATACGCTCATTGGTGGAGCCTGATCCCAAGTTAAAAATGGGACACTACTTAGACCCTATTAAGGCTTTGTCTGGTTATATCAGTGGTCTTCCTAAACGACAAAATTGGCCTCCTCATTTTACTGCAGATCATATTAAAGAATTTGAAGACCTTGCCAAAGATCTTCTTTTTGATTTGATGCACAAAAGAGGGCTAAATTGAGAAAAAAAGAATTCATTCTTCTCGTTAGATTAATGCGAGAAGCTCAAAAACTACGTGATAGCGGAGTATCTAATAAAGCTAGTGAACTAGAAGAAAAAGTAGATGCTTGGCTGAAAGGATATTAATGGGAACTGCACTTAAAATGAAAAAACAAAGATTAAATAACAAATTTAAGAAACTTAGTTACAGAATGAAATTTTCTATTCCTTTTGATCTTGAAAAAAGAGAACTCCAAAAAGAAGGTCGTAATTTTCAAAAAGCTGGTTTTCCTTCTTTTATTGAATACATCAAATTTTTAAAATCTCACTCTAAAAAAGAACTGGCACTGGCAGTTTCTAAAGGCAAACACCCTGTAACAATCAATAAAGATGACATCATATAATTATTGCACACAAAGTGGATATAAATCTAAAACCTATAATCATAAAGAAAGAATCAGAAGAGAAAGAGCACAAGAATTTAAAGTAATACATAAAGAAATTATCTGTCCTCCCCACATTCAAGAAGCAATAAAAACTATTCGGAAACTGGAAGCTGAGAAGGATCTTTAACTAATTCTCTTATATCTACTGGGTCATCATATCTCAAGATGGGCCAGTTATCGTCTATATCATAATCATCCATGCCAAGAAACTTTAGAAAACTTAAAATAGGAGTTGAATGTGAAGACACTCAATTAACTCCAATTAGATATGATAAGATTGTTAATGGTAAAGCCTATTACATCTTTAAATGCAGATGTGGTAAGGAAAAAAGCATTCTTGCAAGTAACGTAACCAACAATAATCCAAGAGGAAAAACCAAGTCTTGTGGACATTTACAAAAGATTCGCCATAAAGAGTTTGGAGAAATCCATCGTTTTGATCGAAAAGGTGTTGCACCCTGGAACAAAGGTAAAAGAGGATACAGCACTGCTTGTAAAGGTAAACCCAACTGGAGAAGAGGTTGTGTTAAATTTACTTATCCAAATGGATCTCATGCATGGGTTAAAGTCTCTGATGAACCTATTGGTTCTAACCATCCTTGGTATGTTAAACCTACTCGGTCAACCCCTGATAATACTTAGCTTTTCCTTTAATCTTTACCATCCTTAACACCTCCTTTCTGTTATCTCCCACCGAAGAATAACTCACATGAACCCATCCACTGTTTGGGCCTTCCTTTTCTCCAGTGATCCTAGATACTCTGTCAGGTTGGTAATTTTCTAGAATCAACTGGTCGAATTCCAAATTATCCCGAATCCAAGTTGCCAATTCTAAGTTAGATATTTTTTCACTAATGATTTCTATATCTGCTGCTGCAGATGTTCCAGAACAACAATGCTGAGATTTAGGAGATCCGTTAACAAGATCATTCAACGGTTTGGATCTAAAACAGGAGTTAATTTTGGTAGGTCCAAATTTGTCTCTGACTTTTTGGAGCACTTTTAAGGTAAGCGCAGTTATTCTGGCTATTGCATTGTTGTCTAGATGTTCTTCTTGATCTATTCCTGCATGTATTGCAGAAGGAGAATAAACCAACTCCTGTAAGCTGAAGTTCTGGCTTATCCTCATTGCTGCTACCCAGTTATCCTTTGATAAGGTCTTTAAGGGATTTGTGACCATGACTATTGTCACCATCCACAGCACCGTCAAGTGCTTCTTTAACTTCTTTAGGAAGCTTATCAAGGTGTTCTTCTAAATGTTCTTTAGCGAGATTTTGAGCCTTATCGACTACTAAATCACGTAACATGTTTGCCACGAATGGCAGTACGAGGTTAAGCATTTCTTTCCTTTCTTGGGAGTTGCGATTAAATAAAGCATGATACCAGTTAATTAGCTGTTGCAATTTCTTCCTTGTCATTATGAGGTGGTATTTCGTGTTTCTCTGGCTCTTGTGCTAGATCACCACCCGATTCAAAATAAAATTTAGCTATTCCAGCAATAATTGGAATAAAAGCACCTATAAGTATATTAAGTAAATCTTTACTTGAGGAAGGTAGTTCTGCAGAAGCACCTAACATTATATGTACTACATACGCAAAGATTCCTAATGCACTTAATGCAATTGCAAACCTTGCTGCAAACCTAAGAACCTGTATTTTCTCATTTACAGATGTAGTAGGTTTCGCTGGTTTAGGAGGATCAGGAGTTTCTTTAACAGTTGTTGTTGTTTCTTTAGCCATTATCTTATTTCAGTGATTCAACAACTCTTGTGTTGTTTTCAATTACTGCTGATAGTTTACTAATTGAATCAATCATTGATTTGTTAAAATCTCTTTGAAGCTCTAAAACTTGTCTTTCATTTTCAGATCTATCTTCTCTTGCTTCTTCGCGTTCTTTCCGTGATTCATCAAACTGGTACTTAATAAACCACATCAATATCACTGATATAGCTACTGGAATGCCAACCTGATTCAGCAAGTCTAATACAGTATTTACTTCCATGAGATCGGGATGAGTTGTTCCATAAGTATAAGCATGGTCAGCAGGGTTCATGGCTTAGGGAATTTATCTTTTACTGCTTTTCGTTTTGCTTGTAATGCGTCTAAATCATCATCCAAAATTGCATGAATACAAGATTCTAAATCGGGATATTCTGCTTGTCGTAACCTTGCATAATTTTGTAAATCATATGCATCAGTAAGTTCTTTTAGTTTTGTATTTACTTGTGTTTGTGATGGTGGTTTTTGTTTGTCGTGAAATATGTATTTACTGAGATCATTACCTCCAGTAATTTGACCACCAACTAAAGCTAAAACCGCATCAAATAAATTTGGTTTCATACCTTAAACTCCATAACTGTTATAGAACAACCTGTAGTTGAACCAGTATCTGCGGAAATTGAGTAAAATGTCCCTGATTTTGATTTTTGCATTAACGTATAAGCAATGGCGGTAGTGCTTGTAACAGTGTCGGTCGCAACCCCTGAAAAATTTAAATAACCAGTAGTATTACCAGCATTATAGATAATCACATTTGCTTGTGATCTAGTTAAAATTGTTGTGGAAGCATCTCTGCTAACAGCTAAATATCCTTGGCTATTTCCACCCGAAACATTGAAATGGGTTGTTCCTGTTTGCCATAAAATAACCATTTTAGAGTTATCAAATTTTGGAGTGATGGTAACAGCTAAACCAGTTGTGACAAAATCAGTAGTATTGTTTGTGCTTGTTCCAGAATCAGCGTTATGTGTGACCATCTGAATACAAGTTCCAGTAGGAACACCTTTTTTCCAACTCCAAGCACTAGAAGAATATTCTGCTAGTTCCTTATTAGTCGTTGCTGAACTATCGATTATTTTATCTACTTGTAATGAACTGGGCATTTTTTACTTTGGTTTTGGAAAATCATTTTTTACCTTGTTTAATATTCCACTCATTTCATCTGAAAAAGCACCTTTTTTAAATAAGTCATCTAGCTGATCTCCGATTTTTGGATATGCAAATTTACGTTTATCTTTGTACGCTACTTTTTCATATTCTTCTTTTTCCTTATTTACTTGTATCTGTTCTAACTCTAGTTCTTTTTCTTCTTCAGAAGTAAGCAGAACTTCAACACCATTAGATATTTTACTAGGCATTTTTAACTCCATACATAGCAATTGTTCCTGTGACGATTGTGGTAGTACCTTCAAATTTGAAACGGATAGCTGTTACTGCTAAATTACTGCCGTCATAAATGCCTGAACCTGAAATAGTTTGAACGTCATCATCGTGTGTTGGCCCTCCAAGGTGGTAATTGCAACAAGTGATTTTAGATGTCTCTGAATGACCAAGTAAATCGACTGTACCTGAGACAAATCCGTCATCACCAATAAAAGGTGCTCGTAATATTCTAATAGTGGACCCTGACCGATCTGTAGCTGAATTTGTTGATCTCGTTCCTGAACAATGATAGTTACTGGTCAAATATGTCGTACCAGAAGTTGCTATTTGAGCTTCAATTTCAACATTATTTGAACTAGGTACTAACTTGGTTAAAATGAAATGCAGATTATCATACTGTGTGAGTGTGTTAAGTCCTGTGAATTCAATCTGTGATGATGTTGATGCGACTCCTTTGCTTATAAAAACTAAAGAACTACCAGCAGATGCAGGAACCTGAGAATCTTTAATAGTAACACCATCAATACTAACCCCATTAGCAGACGTTACTTCAGATATTACATTTGCTTTTATTTCAGAACTCATGATGCCTATTCTGGTTTTGTTATGCTAATGCGGTTATCCCAATTACTGGCATAGATAAAGGTAAAGCAGATGAGTCTCCATCCCAATATTTAATTTGATGCAAAATAGCCTCGTTAGCTGCACCATATTCTCTTACTTGCATTTTAATAGTTTTATTCGATGACCACGATGCTACTTTACCCGTATTAGTCACATTCCCATCTCCAATACGGAAAGCCCAAGTAAAGTGTACCAAACTATGCAAATGAGTATTCGCTCCTATTGTTGCTCTAGCATAAGTAACTTCATCAGAGTCTAAAAACAGTTTATAGTGAGCTAAATTATTGGCATCATCAAAATCATGAAATACTTTTAAAGAGTAAACTACAGTTTGTGTCCCTGTTGGTGGCTTATAAGAAATACTTGAACCTGTTAAATCAGCATAATCAGGAGAATCAAGGTTTTGAACACCTGTTACATTCTGAACAGTATATGTTCCACTTTGGACAGTAATAGAACTCCCATCGCAAGGTGACATAAACTGCTCGATCACTGATCCTTTTGGTACGTTTGCACCCCAACTCCAAGCACTTCCAGAGTCACTAGCTAACTGTCTAGTGCCAGTTTTGTCTTTTATAGAATTAGCATAAATTCCTGTCATACGATCACCAAAGTTCCATTTACTATAATAGATCCATCAATTTGGATTGGCCCTGCCATAACGCAATTTTCTGTACTGGCAATTGTGACGTTTCCAGTAATGGTATTAGGATGTCTAAAAGCAAAATCTGTTTTAACTCCATTAGAATCTGCTTGAGCAACTGTACTGCTGTTTGCTCTTACATCTAGTTTGGATTGTTCTCTTTCTTCTACTCCCGTAGATACATCACCTATTGGTTTCATATTAAGCCGATGCGTTATCGAGCATTGACAGCCATGCGTCTACTTGTCCTGTTTCAGCAATGACTGTCAACTCGTCTTCATTGTTTAAAACAACTTTTCCCTGGATGACTTCCACTGAACCTCCAATCGGCAAAGCAAATCCTTTAGCGAGATAAACCTTATCTGCAGTATCTGCAGTGCCTTTTTTGACATAAGCAGATGCTGTGGCATTTGTGCTGCCAGAATTGGCAATAACCAGTCCTATAACAATATCTGCTATAGAACCACCAGAAGCATTAGAGGCATGAACTGTGACAGGAACGTTCGTTATCTCTTTTGCTGTATGCCGTTCAAAAGAAGCCATAATTCTCCTTACGCTACATCATGAATTAATGCAGCCACAATGCATTGGACGTTTCCTCCTGCTGTTCCACCAACTGCCTGATTGCATCCAACTGCATGAATATGAGCTACTGTTTCTTTTGGAAGCCTTGCGTACCAGGACTCTCCTGCACCAACAACAATAATTTGACTTAAACTATGTGCTGGTGTTGCATCATTTAGTGCTATACAGATTCCATCTGTAGTTGAAGTTGATCCGTCAGTAGTTCCTGTGTTTTTTACAAACAGAAACTTGACTTCATCAGCTACATCAACTGCATCATGTGCCTGTCCTACGGCTTCTTCATTAAGAAAATTTCCTTGAATCAAATCACCATAACTTGTAGTCACATTGGTGACTTTGACATACCATTTTTCTGAAGCATCAGCAGGAGTAACAGTCATCGACCCACTGATGGTTTTAGCTATTTCATCTGGTAATACGGTTGCACTAACCGTGACCGATGCTGCATCTGCCATAATTCATCCTTTATTTAAATTGACTATCCTAAAGCAATTGCCATAGCAATCGAGGTTGCTGATGCCTGTGCTGCGGATAATGATGCAGAGTCTGCCTTAGACTTGGCTTGTTCTGCATGATATTTGGCACTGTATTCACCATCTATAACGGTGTTTGCTACATTGCCACTTCCACCCAAAGTCCATTCTTTGGCTGAACCTAATGCAGGAGCACTCACATCTGTAGATTGTGCCCATGCTTTTGCTGAATATTCTGTGCTTGCTACTTGACCATCAATTTTTGTTGCCCATTCTTGAGCAGTATCTTTATGAGTTGATGCAGTATTAGCATGACCTTGTGCCGTAGTTGCTGACGATGCCGAAGCATCTGCAAACGAAGAAGCTGAAGTTGCATAAGTGTCAGGATCGTAGGTGGAAACTCCAATGCTTGTTCCATCTGAACTGAACTTTAATGCTTTGTTTGATCTAGTAGATGCATCAGCACTTATTTCTGTAGTAGACGTTGTAATTCCTGTGACTATATCTCCAAAGTGGATTGACCTATCAATATTGGTAGATACTTGCTGAATCTGTTGTGCAGCCCTATCTAAAGACTGTTCCAGAGTCTCAGCGTCAAATATGTCGTTGTTCTGATAATTGGATGGTTGAGTCAGTGTCAGTGTTCTAACTAATAAAACTGAAACTGAACTTGCTAGTGATGCACCTGGAGAAGGATATGATCCTGAAGTAAATGCTACGGTTGCAGGAGTTGATGTTCCTGCATTAGAAACTGTGAAGTCTGAAGTTAAATTCTTTTTGACTCCTGCAACATAAACTTCAATGTCTGCATCAGCAAGAATGGTAAAGCCAGCATTGTACCCTGTTAAAGTACCATTGCCTTGAAGTTCTGTACGGTTGGTCGTGGTCGAAACTGTCATCTTAGACCTCCGTATCTAACAAAATTAGAAGGTTTAAGAGCGTCTATGTACTGTTGCTGATCGACCCCTTTGGTCCAGCCTTCCATACGCTGGATGTACCCTGGATTAAATGTCTCCATCAACTGGTAATGAATCAGGTAATTGTAAGCCATCTCCGTATAGAAAAGATTCATGTACGGAGTGTTGTTACGCAGTGTTTCAAGTGCTTCTTTGGCTCCCGAATTCCCTGACACTAACCCTGCAGTTAATTGACCTATATCTTTGAAAGTCTCGTAATGTACTCCTAAAAGGGTTTCATCAAATGAAGAGTGGTATCTTCCAACTTCTTCTACAAATAGATCTCCAAATAATCCCAACATACCGCTTTGGACACCAGCGTCAAGTAGTGTCTGCGGATTTGTTATATCTCTTGGTTCTTTTCCTCTTACCATGTCTTTAACAGCAAGAGATCCATAACCTAATCCAAGCAATGGAGTAACATGCAATAATGCTGGTAATCCCATCTCAAACATCCTTGGATAAACCTTTTGTGCCATTGCCAAAGGATAGGTTCTAAACTGTGCAAGCATCAGTGCTGTAGCCCCCAAAACACTTCCTCTATCAAAGGTTCTCATGTATGTGGCACGTTGTGCTGCATCAGCTTCTGGGACTCCTATCTTGGATTCATTTACAAAGAACCGAGATATCTTCTGCCTTAGTTTTTCACTTCCTCCATTTTCTGTAATCCAATCTGGTGTAAAAAAACGTTCATCACCAAAATCATTTAATACATCTGCAAATTCTGCATCTCCTGCAAAGCGTTCTTTAAGAGAAAAAGAATCCATTTTTTGGATATCTTTCCAATCGGATTGAGTAATTCCATACTCATCCATCCGTGCTTTAAAGTTTTCAGGAAGATCCTTCCAGGATTTTTTAACCTGATTTGCAAAATGTACTGAAGATGCCCTAGCAAAACCTTCTCTCCAGAAATCAGTCCATTGATTTAATCCATTCAAATTAAAAAAGTTCTGTGCCATTTTTGCTGATCTTCCTGCTACTGAAGATAGATCAACCCACCTAGACATAGCACTGCTTATAATTCCATCAAATCCAACACCCAACTGGCGAAGGACCATGTTTAATTCTGCTTGCCTAACTTTGTCTGATTGTGTGGATCTTCTATAGACTTGGCTAAGGACATCTTTATAAGCTGTAAATGGTCCTCTTCCTTGGGAATGAAGTATTGAAGATGAAATACCAATATCGTTGAATGCTGATAAAGTTGCTTTACCAAGTTTGGTAATGATCTGAAATGCCATCATTCCATTGGTAAATTTGGTTATATTAGGATTGCCAACAATATAGCTTTCACCTGATAACTGGTTCCATGCTGATATAATTCTATTTTTCCTTCTCCAACCTCCTTTAGTTAATTTGTCTATCTTACTGTGGTCATCAAAAATTCCATCTTTTTCTAATCTTTGTAGCAACTTACCAAAAGCCTGTCTTGGGTTTGCTCCAAACCTTTCATACAATGCAATTCTTTCATCAATGACATCCATGTTTTGGAAAACTGCATCAAAAGGATCTTCATATCCAAAACGAGTGTTGTATTTCTTCCAGGCTTCAACATCTGTAAAAATTAACTCACGTTTGTAATTAAGTTGTTCTTTAACAGATTTGAACTGAATAACATCATGAGCTTCATCTGTTCCTTTAGTAAGACTGTCATATACATCTCTAATCCATTTATTTGGTTGTTTTCCTCCAAATGATTGATTGAGATCTAACAATGGAACAATAAACTTAGACCATTCTTCAAAGGTTGCTTCTGCAATTTTAACTGGATTGTGCCAATGAACAGTAACGTGGTCATCTCTCCATCGCATTCCTGCCCCAAAAATATTCAGACTGCTGACTTGCCGATGCTTTTCATTAAATACAATTCCTGCTAAATGATGTGCTTCTGTATTTTTGGTTTTGGGTTTAGTTGTCCAGGAATCTAATTCTGTTATAAAGTCATCACGAAATTGTTTGTCATTACGCATTCTAGAAAAAGTTCCAATACCATATTTTTCTTCAAAATCTGCAATGACCCTACCCATTCTGTCTTGTTTTAAAGACTGTCCTGTAGCCCAAACAGAATCCCACGTATGAGCCTTTGACTTCTTCCAACTGTTACCTACCAATAAAGCTAAAAAGTTGTCGTAGATGGCTTTTATGCCTTTTGTGTCAGCCTCTTGAGTTTTCCTGTTAATGGCCTCATTACCTTCATATATTCTTCTTCTGTTTTGTAATGAAGCGTCTTTGGTGTGTTGTGCATTAACAACATTAGACTTGCGGTGAAATGATAGCCACTGAATCAGATCATCTGTTTCCTGTTTCAGCATTTCTACTGGCATGTCTTTAAAATAATCAATCAATTGATCGACTACTTTTTCATCAACATCAAAATCTTGAGCTATATCAAAAGCACAGGGATTAGCCATTATTGTCTAGTCGCACAATTTTTAATTAGCTGAAAGAATTTCCTGCCATTGTCTTGGAGATTTTCTGTTAAATTAACAATGGCATCCTGGACGTGTTCAACGACAGGACCAACGGTAGGATCAGTGGTTACTTTCTTACCTTCTTCTTTTAATCCTGTAAGAATTTTGTTTGCAGCATTCTGAAAAACATTCTCATTTTCTTTAGTCTGTTCAGCAGAAGTTTTTTTAGCTTTTGGGGATGGAGTTTCTCCTGCTCCTGCTTCTCCAGAATTCCGTGGAGCATCAGGAGATACATCAACCTTTTTCCCTTGTCCGATTTGTCTGATGGAATTAAAGACATTTCCTGCTTTATCTGTTAGTGACAATTTTGACACTTGCTTTGCAACTGTGGCAAAGGTTCCTAACCCTGCACCAAAACCAAAAGCAAAAAGCATATCTCTTCCTGCTTCTGTATAAGTCCAATCCTGGTCAAATAATTCTCTTTTTTGGTATATAAGTGCATTGGCTCCTGCAGCATAAAGTGCTGCTTCACCACCCATAGATCCTATTTGAAGTGCAGTTGCTTTTGCTCCTGTTTTAAGTCCTTTAACTGTTTGTCCTAAACGAACTAATGCTCCTCCTGTAGGAAGCAATGCCAAAGGATCTGGTATTCCTCCAACAAAAAACCCACCTAAACGATATCCATCCCAACTTCCTACATTCTTTAAAAAATCTGCATAAAACTGATCCCGATCTAAACTATCTGTAAGTATTTCAACACGACCTCCTGTAAGTCCTTCTCTCCACTGAATTCTTTCGTCATAATAAGCAGAACCTTCAGGACCAGGATTCCATTCATCTTTTGATATTTCCTGTTTTCTAAATTCTTTATAGTTGTATGGGTCATTCCTATCAATGATTTCATGGGAAAAAGACATTCCTAACGAAGATTTTGCATATTCAGGATCACCCATTGTCTCAAATTCAGCATTCAAGGGTTCAAACTGATAAGACATCCATTCTGCAAATTGCACTACTGGTGTTTGAGCAAACGCAAAATTCATGGATTCTCTAAATACATCCCAATTGCTAGGACGGAATGCTGCCCATTTTTCGTTGCTGATAAGAGAATCTTCTCTTAAAAAAGGATAATCTTTAATTGGAATCATAGACCACTATTGAACCATAGGATGAAGTCCCAGAAACCTTTGGGTTTTTCAACAAACTGTGTCCCAGAATTTGATGTATATAAACCTTTGCCTCTTGTTACAGAACCAAATATATCGTCTGTAGAATCAACTCCAGTAAATCTCTTTTTTAAATTTTCAACAGCTTGTTTTACATTTAGATTTGTTGGTTTTTCACCTGGAGGTAAAGGACCAGCTAATTTTAATGCTTCATTTTTAAGTTTTTCTAAAACATTAAGTTCTAATGCTCCGTTGCTACCCCATGTTTGTCCTGCAAAATACCACCGAGATTTGTCTTTGGGTTTTTCTCCGTTGTGCAGAAGATCGTACAACTCTTCATACATATCAGTTCCTTTAGCAACTTCAGGAGTTAAGAATAGATTTGCTTCAAAAAGTTTTGGCTCATCAAAACCTCCTCCTATTCCACGTTTTGAAAAAACAGGTTCCCAGTCTTCCAAATATTCCTTTCCTCTTCGTGCAACCAACCATTCTTCTGAAAAAGATTCAAAAGACAGAGTTATAGGTTTGCCATGATTTGGACCTCCAACCCATGTAGGAGTGTAAAATGCCAAACCATCCTGTGATTTAATAAACATTTGCAATGATTCACTTCCATCCTTTGCCCAATCCCATGCTTCTTTAATATTACCTGATCCTGATTTTGCTGATCTTTTCATTTCTAGAAGAAGATCTTCGTCCATATTTTCTTCATTAGGAATACCCATATAATAGGAACCATAAGGAATTGCATACCTAGCTGCTTTTAATCCTTGTTCAATATCTGGAGCACCGTTTGAACCTGAATCGACATATTTTTGTATAACTCGATTAGGCAATGAAACAAAGTCACCGTTGTCGCTTGCATTTGTCCAATGAGAAAATATAGTTCCTAATGCATTTTTTACTGCATCATCGGTTTCGTCTGTATCTGCATTGGTTCCCATCCTGGATCTGGCATAATCTGCAACCAACTGGACAAATTCACCTTTTTGAGATGGGTTTGTAAAGTTACGAAGAAAGGTACTTCTTTTATCTGAATATCTTCTTACTGTTGCTTCTGCTGTTGGCAGTCCTACAAAGTTTGCATCATCAGAGTTCAAAACTGTTACAATTGCTTGAAGATTGCTTTCTGACATTCCTTTACTAATGCCTAACAATGCTGCATAAGCACCTTTACCATTTTCCCGTAAATGCATTGATAACTGTGCATAAGCTGGTTTATACCAATCGTCGCCATACCTTGCTTTAAAACTTGCTTCTATACCTCTAATTCCACCAACACTTAATTTGCCTCTTGTAAAAATATTTGCTTCATACTTCTCCATGTCTAATTCTGGTATTGGACGGAATGTAGTTTTGTGATCTTCTGCCCATTTTTTCCGTGCTTGCATATCTAAGGGCTTAGATAAATCTATAAGAGCATCATCATCTTGAGTCTCAATAATAGACTGGTCGTTTGGCCTTTCTAATTCTGTATTTCGTGCATTAGCTTCTTTAAAAAATGCGTCAAAAATCATTTTTTTATTAAGATCATCTGCAGCTTCTTCTTTTAGTGTTCTAATTGTATTTTCTATTTGAAGTTTCGAATTATTTGGAAGATCGCTATATGCAGATATAATTTTTGATGCATATCCATCTATTGCTTGTTTGTCTTTTTGTTGAGAATGACTAAGTTCCAATTCGGATAACGGGTCAGCCCTGACTGTATCAGGGAAAAAAATGTCTTTGATTATGTTCTGAGAATAAGATGTTAATGCACTAGGCCATTTTTCAGGTTTGATAATTCCTGTTCCTTTATTTCTTTCAATCTCATTTTGAGCACCATTAATGAGTTTATTTATAACATTTTGATATTCTTTTACTTGAATATCATTTGGTACAAAACCATATTTTTGATTTATTTCTTTCCTGAATCTATCCATATCCTGAATTGCTACATTGACATCTTTTCCACCCATTTTTTTAACTTCGGTAAAATGCTCTAAAAAGGCTTCAGGATGTTGTTGAGCAAATCTGGAAGTAAGATTTGATACTGTGTTTAAATGAAGAGTTTGGTCAATGTATCTTTGACGACTCAACAATGATCTGATAGTACCTTGATGACGTTGTATATCTAGTGAAACGGTCTGATCTCCATACTTGTAATCGTAATGACCTTTATTGATGCGTTTAAGTATTTCTTGAGGATTGGTTTCTGAAAATTCTTTATCATCAGAAAGAAATTTTAAATCAACATATCTCATTGCTGATTCTCTTTTAAGAATCTTGATTTGAGTAGGAGATAAAACTTCTATTCCTTCAGCATTAGACATTGATGAAATAAAACCATCCCATATTGTATTTATTTTTTTTGTATCTCCGTCTGAATAAGCTTGATGCATTTGTGCAGCAGCTACTTTTCCTTGTGCTCCATAACTGTCAGCCAATCTAATGTATAATTCCTTATTAATTGCACCAAGATTCTTAGATAGAAATTCTGTATCTTTTAAAGTTTTCCAGGCTTTAAATCTTTCTTTAACTTGAGGATCTTTGATTCCGTCTTCTATTGATTGAAGATTGACTTCCTTTCCATCTTTATCTTCAATTTTAGTATCCATATAGGTACTAACCATTGATTCAGCATTATCAGGGCTTAGATTAGCGTCTGATTGTTTAATAATGTGTTGATTAATATCTAATTGTTTCTTTTTATAGATATTAGTTCCTTGAGTAAAAGCAGACTGCCATTGCTTTGTTCGATCTGCTTCTTTCCATTTTTGATAGATTTTTGCTCCACCATCTATTGCAGACATGATGTTATCAATGCCACGGGTTTGTGCTTCAAAAGGAGCACTAACATCAACGGGTCCAGGTGCCTGAACTTGACCTCCTCCTGAATATTGTTGTGTCGATGGAGTTATATCTGGTTGTTCAAATGGTAATCTCATGTTTTCCACATTCCATAGCTGTTAACTCCGCTACCAACTGCACCTAATGAATCTGATACATACCCCATATCTGCACCTTTACGTGTTAATGCTGATTGACGTTTCATTTGTGAAACAGACATACTTGTTTGGAAGTCTGCAGATTGTTTCCAATCAATAAAATCCTGCTCTAATGTATCTATAGATGCTTTGGTATTGCTTTTAACCATTTGTGCTTGCATAAACTCTTTTCCTGCCATGTTTACTCTGACATTCATTGGAGTAAATTCACCGATTGCTGCCCCTGATGATGATGCTTTAGAAGTCCTAGATGCTTGCTTTCGTTCATTGTTTGCAACGGTTTGTGCATAGACATAAGCACCTCGTTTTCTTATTTTTCCAGCATTTCCTATTAGTCTTTTTCTTTGTTGCCCGACATTAAATTTATGAGTTAATAAAGTGTCTGAAATTGTTTTATCAATCTCGTCTGCTTTGGCATAACCCATTTGACGATTGATATTTGCTTTTGCCATACCCAGTCCAAAACTGAGTAATCCCATTCCTATTGGTAGCCAAGGTATAGGCATTAGATATTAACCTCGTATTCCATTGCTAAGAGAAGAAGCGTCAACGGAAAAGGTTGATCGCATTTAAGACTAACCCCTTGAGATTCAAAGGATCTTGATATAGGAGCCATTTCTTTATCTCCTGTATATAAAGGAACTGCATTTCCCATTTCATCATCAGGAGCACGGAATACAACGTCTTCATAGGTTCCGTTTTCCATCGCAAATTTCATCCCAATTGACTCAAAAAGCCTTGCTGTTACACGGATCATACGTTTCTTACCAATAGCAAAAACTCCACCTCCTGGTCCTGCCATCATAGGTAAAGTTAAAACTTCTGATTCATAAGGAAGTCCAAGGGTTGCAGTATTGGCAGACGACGCTAATGTCACTGCACCACTAGCTACTGTTTTATTGTCCTGAATTGCACCATCTCCATAGACTAAAAGAGATTGTCCTTCTAAATGTCCTAATCCACTGACACTTGTAAAAGGTGTTGCATGGTATTTCTTTAATCCTGAGTCCACAAAATGAGCATTATCTTGGACTGTTTCCTGACTGTCATAAAACTTCTCCATGAATTCGATATGCCGTTTAGTTGCACCTCCAATTGTTCTTTTGACAATCATCCATAACTGAGTCCTATTGTTGTGTGGAATCACTGCAAAAGATTCTACTTTGGCATGGTTTCCATAGGTAGCATCTGTATGGGTTCCTCCTATTGTGTGAGTAGACCATGCATAAATTTGAAGAGATGAATTGTAGGTAAGACAAACCAGTTTTCCATTGGTTAATCTTCCCCAAATAAGCGAGTTTGGTTGTTCCTGATAAACAATCTGTTCAATTCCTGGATAGGTAATATTCTCAGCCCTTAAAGTAAGATCAAGTGCTGAGAATTCTTCTGATTCTCCTTCAAACTTAAACTCTCGTATCTTTCGTTTGTTTTGTTGGACATAACAAAGGATTTCACCAATCTGAACGGGTTCTGCCGATGTTGACGGATATGCAGAGTCTTTAAGGATAGTAAAATTAAATGGAGTTACCGTTAGATCGTTTTCAGATCCATAGAGGTTGAAGACACCTCCAGAAGTACCTATGGCAAGTTTCTTTCCCTCTGCCATCCATGTCACTTTGTCTACTGTGTCGGAATCAATGGTAAATGTCATTGCATTGTCATCCAGGATTTGTTCTCCCAGAATCAATGCACCCGTAGGATCAAAGTTTCCTGTCGATGCCCCTACCAGTTCACTTTCTGCAAAGTTATAAAAGTCTCCAGATTTGCTTAACCAGACTGTGGAGGGATATTTTGTTGTACCACCGAAACAAAGTCTTTGCTGATAGATTTGAACAGTTTCTGGATACCCGTTAGTAGAAGAAAAAACAGACAAACGATGCTCAATAGTAGCAGCATCAAGTACGATATCGTTTTGAGCATAACCCCTGACAACTTTGTTGTTATCAACATCGGTAATTTTGATGTAACCCCATCGAATTCCTCCTCTACTATCTTTGGTTGTTCCTGCCAAAGGATTGACACGAATTAATCTTCCAACATCTCCTGAAACAAATGGTCCTGTAGATGCCCATGACGTTCCTGATGCAGTAACAGTGACTTTATTGGACAGATCCTTTTTCATGAT